CGACGTTGTAATGGCTGCCTCCGCCACGGTTACCAAATGTCCCGTAATACCCGATTGCTTGCGTATGGCAAAAAGTACGTTGGTTTAAGTTAGGCCCTATTACATCCATCGTTATTGTGCCACCGACAAAAGAGCCGACTGTTTGGGTATATCCCGTGTAACCCAGGGTTTGCCCAGCTGCGTTGCTTGTTGAGGCAACGCCACTATCAAGAAAACCGTTTGTAAACCATGAATAGTCGGCGGTAGCGGCTGGGGTTGAGCCGGTAAGCATTCGCCAATAAAGGTCTGAGGAACTGTTTGGATTGAGACTGTCAATTACTATGCGGTAGTTGTCGTAGGTACTGCTGAAGCATCCTACAAAATCCGTTGCGGTTAATGACAGGGCGCCTTTTGTTATATATACCAAACCACTATTTGCTAGATAAGTGTTTGTGTCCGATGCGGTGAGTATTTCGCCTGTTGTAAATGTTTTTATAGCCATTAGTAGCCCAGTCTATTTGTGTCGAGTTTGCCAAAAGTTGCACTATTGAGAATTAAATAGGGGTTGAGATCTACGCCTGAGACGTAAAAGGTAAATCGTGTGCTTTCAGGTGTCGCGTTCATAGAAACGCCCTCAATAACACACGGGTAGGTCGTGCCTCTAAATGTGATATTCACGCTGCAACCTGGGTAGTAGTACAGCGAAAAAATGGAAACCATCGTGTCAAGCTTAAATGTGCCCTGTTGTTCTGCGCTGGCCGAGATACTGCTAATTGCCAGTTTTGGGGTTTTGTAATTGTTCAACAGGTAGTTGGCGTAGTCGGTTGCCTGGCTTGCCGAGGCGTTTATTGTGTTTACCTCGTATGTGCGGTACGGCTTAAATACGCCAGGTTCGAGCACGGTCACGCTGCCAAACGATTCAGTAGAAACCGTTACTTGGTTGTAGTAGTTGTCTGACAGGCTGTCAAAGTTAATGACGTCGTATTTTTGATCTGAGCCAGTCGGCGCGTCGCTGAAGTTGTAGTCAAATGGCACAATGCTAAACGGGCTAATGATGTTTACTTTGCCAGTGGTCATTTCTGCGCCGTCGCGCAAACGAGCGTTGTTAGTTAACGCTGTGCGCGCTACCCAGTCGCCCCAGGTACTGCTAACAGTTGTAGCTGCGCCTGTTCTTGCCTCGCCTCCCGAAATGTAGGCCATCGGCACGCCAGATTGGGTTGTGGCCGTGTTCATTTGGGCGTCAAGTGTTCCAGCTGCCATTGCGTAACTGCCGGCATCCATCCGACCTAGTTTGGCAAAGAAACCCTCCATTGTGATAGTTGCATAATCTGCGTTTCCTACGCCCCCGACATAAGGCATTCCATACTGCACCGATACGTCGGCTATCTGGCCCTCCCAGACGGTATAGGCCGATGCCGGCACCGTGTTGTTTTCGATGATTACATCGGTGCCGCTTTTCAGTTGCGTGATCGGCGTGGCGTAGCCTGTCGAGTAGCGAATAACACAAGTGGCTGTTGACGCCTTAATTTGATCAAGTTGCGCCTGTACGCCAATGTTTACGTTTATCGCCTCAATGTTGGTCAGCGCGGTATAAGTAGATCCGCTCAAGTACTTGACGACGTATTGCTGTAATGGCATTAGAAAATGTTGCTTACCTTGATGGGCACACTGCCGTTTTGTCGCATGTACGACCTGAGAGCTGCAACAACTTGGTTCGGGTCTCCGCCGTAAACGTTGATTGTGGCATTGTTGCTGCGTTCTGCAACGTTAGCGCTGCCATTCCTGCCCAGGTCAACTGGCTCAATTTCCATTGGTTCAGCAATGCGACCTAGTTTTATTTCTCCTAATGAGCCAATGTCTTTGCCTGGCTTTACAAGGTTGATGCCGTAAATAACAAGGTTAATTGCTTTGATAAATCCGTTAACCATGCCCTCGATGTAGCTAGCAATAGCGTTTACAACAACGCGAACAACCGTTCTGAAACCCTCAAATTTTTTGTAGGCAATAACAATGGCCGCGCCTAAAGCAATAATGCCAGCAGTAATAGCGACAGCAGGGTTTAACATCATTGCCGCGTTTACAGCAAGAATTGACACAGCCAAAATGCCCATGCCGGCAATAACAGCTGCAAGAAGTTCAGGGTTTTTTTCTGCCCAGTCTGAAAACTTTTGTACCACGGGTAGCACTTTTTCCATGATTGGCAAAAAGGCTTGCCCTATTGATTCTTTAGTTTCGTTAAACGCAATGCCTAGTTTTTTCATGCCGCCTGCAGCTGTGTTTGCTGCGGCCTCGCCGGCACCACCAAAGTTTGCCTCTAACACTTTTTGTACATCGGCAAGGCTGGCGCCGTCTTTGATCATTGCTTTGATCTCTGGGCTAAGCGCGCCTAACGCTTTCATGTTTCCTGCATACCCACGGGCCAAAGCGTCGCTGACGTCAACCAAAGGCTTACCAGTTGCCGCGGCTACGTCAGTGGCAAGGTTCATTAACTCTGTGGCTTTTGTAACGTCTTTAGTTGCGGTGATTAACTTCTGAAACGCTGGCCGCGCCTCATCATCGGAAATGGCCGCGCTTTTAGCCAAGCTAGAAATGTAGTCCTCGACAGATTGCACTTGTTTATCGGTTGCGCCAGTACTAGCCCTTATCTGCCGCGCAAGGCTTTCTTGTGCAGCTGCGTCTTCTATTGCTGCCCTGACGCTGTCTCCAATAACGGCAGTCACAGCACCCAATGCTGCAGCAGCAGGTACAGCCGCTTTTTTAATAGCAAATTGGGCTTTTTGCCCTACGGTCTCCAGCTGTTTAAATTGCGCTATAGCCTTTTTTATTCCTGCGCCGTCAAAGTCGCTAATAATCGGAATAGAAATCATTGCAGTTCTCGATTCACCTTGTTAACGACACGCAACGCTGCGCGCTCAATTTCTGTTGTGATAGCGCGTATCTGGCTATAAACGGCTGGCCCAAAAATGCGGGTGCGGCCCTGCTGTGGCGTGTTGCCTAAATTGGTTGCAAGGTTGTTGCTGGTACGTCGGCCTGCGGTCTCAAATATGCCGGTGGCTGCATCGGTCTGCTGAATGGTTATCACGCCGTTGTTGTTGCGTCTTGTATCCAATTTAACTTTGACGCCCTTAGACGCCTTTGCAGGGTCGTATGGGAACAATTTACGGCCATTGTTAGACCACGGCCTAGACATGCCAGACAACGGCACGCCTAAAGTCGAGTAGCGCTGCTGGGCGGCCTGTATTGCCGGCGCGGCTATCTGATTAAGTTCTGCAGCGAACTGTTTGCGTAGCCCAGGCTCAATTTTGTTCAGCGCAGCCACAGCCTCTCGAATACCCACAAGTTCTGTGTTAATTGTCGCTGTCATCGTTTCTGCCTTGCTTTGTTAATAATACTAATGCAAGTGTTCAGGTCAGCGCTTAGAAATTCTATGTTCGGCGGCCAAAAGCCAGTCTCTAAAAGAAGATGACAAAGAGCTAGTCTGTAGCCGCCTGCGTAGGGTTTGAGTCTTCCTGCTCAACAACTTCGGGCATTGCTACCAGTTTTTTGATGAAATCATCAAAGACAACTGGCACTGTGATGCCCTCTTTTTTGCTGGCCTCCCACGCAAGATAAGCCAAATCCTCCGCGCCGATGCCTTGCGCTAGGTCTGACATTTTGCGCTTGTATTTACGTTCCCATTGCACAGCGCACCAAAGGTTTGTTGTGACCTGGTGCGGGCCGTCGCCCGTATCGAGTTTTAATGTTATTTGCATGTCTGCCGCCTTGCGTCGGGTTGTTTATGGTGCTGTGATATCGCGCGCGTATGTGCCGCCAACAAAGGAGGCGGTAACCATTGAGAGTTCGCCGACAGCGCCTGCAATGGGCGTGAAGTTGACAAGCTGCATGTTAATGATTGTGTACTCAGGGTTGCTTGCGCTTTCCGTGACGCCAGATGGCGAAATGGTCAACTCTGTTGTGCCAGTGCCAAGGTTTGCAAACAAGGTTGCCTCGACTTCTCCAGCGCCATACGACAGATACATTTCAAGGTCTACTGCAACGGTCTGCAAGCCAGGCACAAAACGGTGGCCGGCATCGCCAAACGCGGTGCTTTCCAAGCTGTCAACGCCAAGGGTAATGGTTGCGCTACGGCACTGGTCAGTTAAATCAACTTTTGCGCCGCCAGTTGTGGGCGCAAGGTTCACTGTCGGGTTAGTTAGATATGTTGAAGTTGCCATTTTGTCTCCCGTGGTAACACTTCGATATGAATAGAGGGTAGCACTTTTATGCTGTCTGTGCTTGTAAAGCCATTTGCAAGTTGTAACACGGATAGGTTGCCCCGCCCATTTCGACTGCACCTGGCTGGCCTGACATCACAATAATTGGGCTGGCCAAAACACTGGCTGCAATGCTCAACAGTTTCTGCAGTACTGGCAGGCCTGCTGGGCCTGTGCCGATGACCTTGATCTGAAATGTCATGCGCACAATGTTGCCTTTGCCGGCGATGGTCTCAAAACTTGGCGCGTCAAGAAACACACAGTTAGGCACTATTTTCGTGGCATCGTTTACGACGCGCAGGCCTGTTACGGCTTGCAGTGTGGCTGTCACGTCTGCAATTGCCTCGTTAAACAGGTCTGTGTAGGCCATTAGGCAACCTGTGGGCGGTCAATGCCTAGCAGCTGCTTAATAACTGGGGTCATGGCATTTACGTTTGCTTGGCCCATGCCGTCAAAGGTCG